GCCATCATCCCAAACATAAATGTGACCTTCTGGTTCAATTCTGTAAAGACGGTCAATACCTGAACCATCTAGACGAACACGAGCATAAAATTCAATTACATTATCTTCAGGCATCGTCTTTGAATGGATAAAAGAATCATAGTTAATACGCTTTGGCATTTCGTATGTCATTGGATCAAGACCACCTGCGGTCATTGAGTTTGACTTTGCTTTTTTATTTTCACGTTCTACGATTGCAGATGCCCACCGTTGTGCAGCATCTCCTCCCCAAAGAGCCCAAGCAATTCTTCCATTACTTGGGTAGTTTGGTTGACCTGGCTTGTAGCCTTTTCCTTTTTTATCTACTTCGTGGCGTGGGAAATATTTTGCAATATGGCGAATCTTTCTAATACCAATCTGACCACCACGAGCAAGCGTTCTAGCTGTATTAAGACCTACTGAGGTTCCACCTCGGTCTTCTTCTTTACGCCATTCGAGACCGCGTTTTGCTTCAGCAACTACGGAGTCTGGAATTGTATACATACGATCTGAATTTGAAAAAACTTGAATATCTAAATTTGTAAGAGCTGCTGCTGCAAGCTCTACAGCAACACCAGTTGGTCGGTCAGCATCTGAAGAATTCCACTTAGCAGATGCAATAAGAGGTTCCTTGATATCTACAGATAGAACTAGATTCTTGTCTTCGTCAACGATTGTTCCAAGAGTATCGTTTACATAGAGAATTTGAGAACCATTGCGTCCAATGTATTCCATTATTTCTTCTCCTCCGCTACTACATACTCGACTCTGTACTTTTCTATATCTTTATATGTAAGTTTTTTATTAGTTGACTTTGCATTTGCATACATATCTCTTACTGTTTTGTAGTTTGATTTTTCTACGTCAATAAGAGTTAAACCCTCTAGGCTTTGATCTCCAGCGGCAATTGGATACCATCTGTTTTCGATAAGAGTAAAAAATCCATAATCTTCGCTGTAGTAGACAAGTTGTTTGACTACATCTTCATACTGCTTGTATGCAATAGCCATTCCTTCGGTAGGCTCGGCTGAAACCATTACAGTCTTCATCGATCCTCCTTTGGAATCTCGTCAACCATTTCTGAGTCCTCAACGTCATCTGACGCTGGGTCAATAAAGGCGACATCCATTATCTTCCTGTAGGCATCAGTCATCAGGTTGATATAGTTTTCTTTATCTGACTTAGCCATTATACATTCTCCTTGGGCTTGCCTTCTGGAAGACTAGGAAAAGATTTCTCATCGTCAGAAAGTGCGACAGGAACAAAATCGTCGCTATCTTCATCTATTAATGGCACCTGTATCTCCTTCCGCTATTGGGGCTACTGATCTTAGTATGTTTGCTTGCTTTTGGAAACCTTCTCCTTCAAGAAGAGCTACGAAAGTTGCGTACCAGTTCATATTATGGCCCCCACTTGTTCCGTCTTTCCAACTGCCCTCCATCAAATGAGCGATCTCGTGGAGTAGAGCTACTTGCTTTATACCTCTACTACGAACTAATACAATAGGAAAATCAACATTCTTTAGAGGACTGTCTTCTGGCATCTTATCTTTATTAGCAAGACCAACACCAGCTTCTATGAATTCTCCAGAAGATAACGGTCTTGCTAAAGCAGCATCTGAAGTCTTCTTATTAGCAAGAGCAAAGAATTTCTTTCCATATCCGTATTTTTGCAAAGTATCTGCTATGTATTTATCAATCTCAGCTCGATCAGTAATATATTCACCGTCTTCTAGTAAACGGCTTGCCATCACTGAATTAATTCCTTCTAGTTGTGGATTATCTTCTCCACGCTCACCAGTGGTTTCAAAAACTACATCATCCCAAAGATCCCACTCCAAACCCGTCTCTGGGTCTTTAAATGTTTTGTTTGTTATAGAGGTATCTCTATTTTTAGCAATCTTCTCGCCAGTCTGTCCTTCAGTTCCGACATTTGGCTCTGGTGTTGCTTCTGGAGTTGCAGGAGTTTCTCCAGCAATTTCTTCGCCAGTCTTACCTTCGCTGCCTACACCTTCGCCTACTGGCTTCTCTGTGCTTTCTTCGTCATCTTTTCTGCCCATCATATAGTTGACGGCATCTTGCGCCATCTTTGCGGCAACGATAATCATAGACTTGTCGTCCTTGAGAGGCTTGAGCCAGCTATCTGCATAAGCTGCAACATTGCCCCAGTCAATTTCTACACCGAGCTCAGATGCTAGAAGTGCGACAGAGATTTCTGCAATTAGCTCTTCCTCACCACGACTTGCTTTGTGATTGCCGTAGTTATCTTGAAGATCCTTGCGCTTTCCTTCTTTACCTAGTCTATCTTTGTGACCAGTGCTGTGTGCAAGCTCGTGAATCAAAGTTTCAAAAATATCTTTTGGATCTGTAAACTGCTCTCTTAGAGGCATGTAGATTTTGTCTTCAGTAGGTGTGTAGTAAGCACCGTCTTGAGCTCTGTAAGTAATCTCTGGCTTATCCTTGTAAGCATCTAGAACTATCTGTTCTGCTTCGGTTACTGGAACAGGGTCTCTAGTAACCAGTGGTGGCAAGCTAATTCCTTCTGCTTGCTCGACGTTAAATACTGGAATGAACTTAGGTGGTGTCCAGTAGAACTGTTTTTCAACAGTACCATCAGGTTGAGTTACATCTCTAAATCGTGGTGTCCAGTGGATGATGAAAGTTGCTTTCTCACCCTTCTTAATATTTCCACCAAGCTTTTCTGCTTGCTTGTATGTCAACCATCGGTTATCAGTCCAGTTGTTCTTTGTTGCAGCAGCCCAGAGGGTGAGAATGTTTGTTCCACGGTATGGCTTGCCTGTGCTTACGCTAGTTGGCAAGAATCCACCACCAGTCCAAGGCTTGCGCCAAGGAGGTGTTCCCTTTTCAATCATTTCGATGATTGCATCGGCAATTGCTTCTGTCTTCTCATCAAGTTTACGAGCAGTCTTTTCAGAATCCTTAACAGCTTCTTCAGCAGTTACTGGGTCGATATCTTTTCCGACCTTCATTCCAAGAAGAGCTTCAACTGGATCTAAGTTTGCAGATTCGTCTGCTTCTGAAGTTACATCTGTAATCCAAGCAAGAGATCCAAGTTCAACAGCTTCCTCAGCACGAGTTACAGCAACGTATGAAAGACGCATTTCTTCTGGAGCTGGAAGCTTCATAGAACCATCTTCTTCACTAAGCTCTGGACCCTTAAAGTCGTCAAATATTCTTACACGCTTCCACTGCTTGCCCTTTGCTTTGTGAGCAGTGATAATTTCTACTTCGATTGGCTTTTCTGGCTTGTAGCCACTTGCGGCTCTCTTAATCTTGTTAATTAAAGGTAGAAGCTCTTGCTTGTTATCAAGCTTCTTTGAATATGTAAATTGTTCAGGGTTGTATTCAAAACCTGCTCCTCTAAGAAGAGTCGAGTAATCTCCTCCATTTTTAATGGTCATTACGCCATTGTCTACAGAGTACTCAACATCAACAGGGAACTGTCTTCCACCCTTGCTAATAGTCTTGTATCCAAGAACTCCCTTAGACCCATCCTTGAGATCATCGAGTGTTACAGGTACATATGGAGCGGTTGGCTCTGGCTTATTAGTAATCTTTTCGATTCGTGAGAGGACATCCTTAATGTCTTGAGGAGATTTATCTCTCAAAATGTTAACCATGTATGCCGCAGATCCTAAAGACTCTCCCTTTTGTACAGCGGAGATTACTTCTGCCCATGTGTTGAAGCTAGCTAAATCTTTATGTGCTCTTCTAACTCCTGGAGATACTCCACCAGCACGACCTGCACGCATCAACCATTCGATATCTTTGATAAGAGATTCATAGTCATTAAATGTCTTCTCATCAATACCAACAACTTTATTCTTTTCTAGCATCTCAAGCATTGCTGAGATACCACCACCATTTGTTCTGGTGATGATTACTGTTGGATCTTCCATGACATCGAGGATTTCTCCATCTTTGCCTGGTAAACCTTTGACACGATACTTAGATTCTAGCTTTGTAAGGAATCTATTTGCCATACCAGCAATCTTCTCGCCAAAGCGGAAGGTTTCTGTAATAGGCAAGTCATAATCTGCTACAACGTTGTCTAGCTCGTCGATAGCACCACGGAAACCGTAGATTGCTTGGTTGCTATCTCCAACATAAATAACTTGAACATCTTTCTGATCACGCATAACTTTAGCCATAACAGGGTTAATATCCTGAGCTTCGTCATACATAACAACATTGACATCTCTTGTTACTGGCTTACCCTTTGAGTCTGGACCGATGAGTCCCTTAGAGAAATCTGGCTTAGATAGAGCCCATGCTTTTGTTAAGTCGCTAGGTGATGTGTAAAGCTTTCCTGTAGGACTTGAAAGATCGTCCCACCACTTGTTTGCATACTCGATAAAAGCAGCTGGAACTTCATCTAAATTCATTCCAGCAAAATGCTTTACTGTGACTTTGTCGTCATCTGAAGCTGTGAACTTATCAAGAGCATCTCTAAGAATTTTAGGGATATCTCTTGTTGAAAGGTTTTGCTCTGTTCCCTTTACCTTTACTGGTGTAGGAACTATCCCTAGGTGCTTAGAAATGTCTGGACCGTTAAGAATGAACTCTGCTTTTCTTGCTTTATCTCTAAGAGCTGGATTGACGTTCCAATAACCGATTGAGTCAGCAGTTCTTGGATCTGTGTTGTCTGGGAACTCTTTAGAAGCTTCAACCTGAACAGACTTGTTAAATACGATGTATGTAATCTTCTTATCTGGCTTTTCTGCTTTAAGACGCTTTGCAGCAAGCTTGAGAGTTGATGTCTTTCCAGTTCCAGCCAAAGCACGAACAACGACATTCTTACCAGTCATAACTGCATCAATAACTGAGCGCTGTTCTGATGTTGGATTGATGCTTGCAATTCTGCTGTAATCAAATACATCTTCATCTGTACCGAGAACGCTTGGAGTTGGCTCTTCGTCATCTTCTTCTGGCATAACTGCCATAGCTTGTAGCCCAACGATAGGGCTTGTGTAAGTATCTAGAGCGTTCTTGAGATCGATGGAGGATGTGTTCTTTTGGTTCTCTCCAGACCAAGTAATAGTTCCATCTGGCTTTATTGTTGCAAGATGTTCTTTTCTTAAAATGTATTCTGGAGTTGCCTTGAAAACAAGGATGTCATCTGGGCTAGAGATGTTCATCATCTCTGCATAACTTGCAAGCTCTCTTCCGTTTGGCTTATCAAAACCAAAGGTTACATTCATAGGTTCGCCAGTTTTTAGGCTTGGCATAAAGCTTTCTGTTGAAACCTTAGCTGGAAGATTTTCCTTGATAGCACCTACAACCTCTGGAGATGTAGAGACAAAGTTTAATTCTTCAGCAAGCTTGTTACGCTCTGCTTCTTTATCTTTCCAAGTCTTTGCAAGCTCTTCAGGGTTTGGAAGATTTTCTGGAGCATCTACACCTTCAGGAACAGGCTTAGATTGGATGTTCTTGATTGTGTCTACAACATCTTGAACTGTCTTTGTAGATGTCTTATCAGCTGGGCGTAGGATGTCACCAGCGTTAATAACTCTTGGTGTGTAACCATCTGTTGCAGCATCGATGATTGACAAGCTGTCGCTTGCTACAGGTCCCTTAGAACCATCATCATATTTAATCTTTGCATAGTTGGAGTATCCAGCCTTGCCATATGTATCAAATAGATTTACTACGCGGCCAGTCTTTTTGTTCTTAACATTAATAACTCTATCGCCCTTAGCAAGCTGTACACCTTCTCTGGTGAGATGCTCTGAGGTCTTTTCTCTATCTGCACCAAGTACTTGATCCTTGATGCTTTCATCAATGTTTGCACCCTTGACAGCTTCTTTAATAGTTTCTTCAGACTTTGCACCAGATGTGATTTCATCGACGGCATCAGCAGCAACTGTCTTTACTTGGTCATCGGTTAGCTCTTCGCCCTTCACTGGAGCTACAGGCTCAATAACTACTGGAGTTTCATCAACTGGATCTGGCTTGATGGAATCGACATTGATCTGAGCGCTGCTCTTATCTCTGTTTCCATTAGGTCTAAAGATTCCGCCTTCAAGTCTTCCATTCAAGAAGAACCCTGTTCCACCATCTTCTCTTACAGAGTCTCTGTTTTCTAAGACAACGCCATCTTCAATATCTGCACGGAATACTTTGACTGCATTTGCTGGATCTGACTCATCGTCTGCAAAAGCAACTACCTCTTGATAATTTCCATTCTTGCCAACAATAAAGTCACCAAGCTTGAGATCCTTAATTCTTGCGTTATCTATAAATGTTGTGTTCTCTGGATCTTCAACCCAGTCCTTGTTAATTACTTCATCAGAGAATGCTGACTTATAAACTTTAGGAGTTACAACAGTCTCTTCACCATCAACAACTACAACCTTTTCATCGCCAACAGCGTTGATTTCTCCGACAGCTGCATCAATATCTGTAGTCTTACCAGATAGGAGTCGATCTGCTTGGATTGCAGCAATATCTTTAGCTCTCTGGTCACGGGACTTAATCCACTTGTCATATCCAGCGTCATACTTCTTGGTTGCTCCTGTTGTCTTAAAGTCTCCAGCTTGTACCTGAGACATAAGAGCACGAAGGACCTTCTCGGTTACATCGATATCAAATGCTGCATCGTGGAATCCACCTGGCGCATCTGTAGAAACACCAAGGCGCTGTGCCAAAGCCTTTAATGCATTAGAAGGAGCTACAAAACGCTTCTTCTCTTCTGAGTACTTCCAGTCAGCTCCATTGATTGTTACAACATCACCATCAGCAGGATTTTCTGGGAATTCAACTGACTTCTGGTCTTTAGCTTGTAGAGCCTTAGCAATTGCTAGTGTGTCTACTGTTCCACCCATTGAGAAGTCAAGGCCAAGCTTTTCTGCCCAACGTTCGAGCAAGTTAATATCAAATGTGTTGTTCTGACCAACAAGGATTGGTTTTTCTCCAAAGAAATCAAGGAGTTTTTGCAGCTGCTCTTTAACATCAGGTTGTGTAGCTAGCCATTCATCTGTGATTGGGTTGCCTTCAGAATCTCTTAAGCGATCAGCTTTAAGAACTCTATTTCCTTCTGCATCTGTTTCATAGTAGTAAGTTGAAAGAGGGTCGAAGACAATGAAGCCCTTCTCATCGAGAGCCTTCATAACTTCAGAGCCATCGCCAAGAGCTAGGAGCTCTTCAGCAGATCCGTAGAATGCTGGAAGATTTGGCTTAGACTCTAGAGGAGTCACTCCCTTAAATGCATCTGTTGTAGCAAATACTGGTGAGTAACCCTTATCTGCTTCAGCAATCTTTTCTTTGCGAGCCTTCTCGAGCTCTGCATAGTTTGGAAGAGTTTTATCTGGACGATCTAGAGGTTCTTTATCTCCAGCTGCAGGAAGATTTGTCTCACCACGAATTACTTCAATGTTAGTTCCAGAACGCCATTCTTTAGTTTGTGTCTGATGTCCAACATAATGTCCTTCAATAGTTGTTACACCATCTTTGCTTCCTACAACATTAGTTACAACAAAGAATTCCTTGAGACCATCTTTGTCTCTTCTAAATGCAATGTCTCCAACTTTAACCTCAGATGCTGCAACATTATCTGTATAAAGAGGATTTTTAGGAGTTGTTGGTGAACCTGACTTCGATTCGTCGTTTTCTGCAGTAACTTCTGGAGCTTGCCAGAGTGCCTTACGACGAGCAAGTTCTTCGTCATATGCTTTGTAATCTTCTAAGAATTTATCTGCAAGAGCTTTATCCTTTGGCGCCCATAGAGTGCGATCCTTGTATTTAACCTTTGTCTGGTTTGGATATGCAAAATCTCCATAATCTTCAGCTTTAGGCTGATTAAGTTCTGGAAGATCTCCCTTTGCAGGAGGAGTTGCTCCACGATAAACCTCTGGTGCATAGTTGTCTGACCAAAGCTTGCTGGACTGTTCTACAGAACCTGGATAGTAACCAGTTACTCTGTATGAAGGAACTTCTTGAACTTTTCCGTCAACACGAACTGGCTTTGTTCCTTCCTGTTCAATCTTGGTAATTGTGAAAGAGTCATCGACCTTTACATCGCCTGGTTGTAGTTCAGAAGTTCTTATATTAAGTTTCTTTACAAGAGAAGATGCAGGAGTTGATTCAGTTTCTGGGGTTGTAGTTTCTTCTACTAAATCAGCGTTGCGTACAACCTCATTACTCTTCCTATAATCATTAAGATCAAGACTTCCGTTATATGTACTTACAAATTCTCTTGTTCCGTCTTCATATGTGTAGATATATTCTTCAATAGTATATTTTCTGTCTCTGCCAGGCTGTGGATCTCTTCTTGTACGCTCTAGTTTTACAATGCGCTTCCAAGTGCCATCAGGTTGCTTTACCCAGTCGCCTTCTTTCTTCTTGTGAAGAGATACGAAGTCTTCAACTACTCCAGTACCAGGAGCGTTTTCATCGTAGCCAGGAATTTCTTTAATCTCGTAACCATCTGCTGGATTAAGAGTTACTTTCTGTCTCCATGGGTTCCCACCGATCTGACCACTTGATTGATCCCAAGTGCCATCTTCTCTCTTTTTATACTCTATTCCTCGAGCAGTATCAACAACAACTGTTCCAGTAGGTAGGTAGTCAAGATTATCGCCGTCTTGAGTTTTACCTCCAGGAACAAGTCTTCTTACTTTCTTAGGAGCTTCCGCTGGTTTTTCAGCTGCAGGTGCTTCAGCAGGAGTTGGAGAAGCTTCTCCCTTCTTGCCACGAATATATTCTTCAATGAGGCTATCTTCATATGCCTTACGACGAGCTTTCTTTGCCTCTGCAATAATCTTTGCACGATCAGATGCGACTCTTTCTGACTCTATTCGAGCATCAATCTCGTCATAATAAAGATTGAGAATGTCAATCATGTCCTGATCAGAAAGTTCGTTGAGCTTACTTTCATAATCTTTCATAGCATCTCTGATGTATGGAGACTCGTTCTTTCTAAAACCAGCTCCCCACTTGAACCACATTAATTTAGCAATCATATCCTTGCGAGAACCGAAGATTGGAGCTGCTGGATCAGTCTTCTCTTTTGCCTTGTCAATTAGTTCATCAATAGTTGGAGTTTCTTCTGAGCCAAGAACTTCGTCAATTACTTGATTTTCTGGAGATTTAGTAGATGATAATGGCTCTCCAAGAACAATTGAGTCAATTCTACGAGTCAACTCATCATAAGCATCACGAAGAGCTTGCTTTTCTTCTGAAGTTGTCTCTTCAGCAAGATCAGCTTCATCAATAGCGTCTTGAACTTTACGACGCTCTGAAACAAGGTCTTTAAGAACTTTTTTACTGTTATCATCAAAAACAATATTGTCTGATCCCTCATCAGTCAGCGCACCAAGTTCTTCAAGAAGACGATCATTTTCTTCAAGTGCTTCATAGATGTCTGTTGGATTTGCTTCAGGTAAGGCTTTTAGTATTTGTTCCAGTGCTTCGCCAAGTTCCTTACGTTCTTTAAGAAGCTCTTTAATTCTTGCTTCTTTTTCTTCTGGAGACATTTCTGATACATCTTTTGTTTCAGGCTTTTCAGAAATTGGAGCTTCTTCTGTAATTTCAGGTGTTTGAGCTGGCTTTTCTTCTTCCTTTGGTCCAGCTTTGATATCTTCAATTTCTTTTTTAATCTTTTCAATTCTTTTAGCCATGCGGTCTTTTACAGAAGGCTTGACATCATCTTGCTTGATAAGTCTTTCAACCATCTCAAGCTCGTTTTCTAGATCTGCAATCTGTCGTTCTTCTCTGCTTGGAGACGGTGCAGGAGCTTCTTCTACTGGTTTCTCTGCAGATGGAGCATCGATGTCAATTGCTTCTTCACCAGCACGAGGTTGTAGGTCGATTCCAAAGCGATCACGAAGTTCACGAGCAAATGCTTTGAACTCTTCGTCATCTTGTAATTTTGTCTGAGCCTTTACATTGATAACCTTGCCGTCACGCTCTACAGTGTCTGACCACTCAAAACCATTTTCTGCAAGGAAGTCTGCAACTTCTTTATCTCGGAATGGTGCGCCTTTACCAGCACGAAGCAGTGTGCGCTTTCCAGCACGCTTATAAGTTACTTGCTTCTTTACAGGCTCTTCAGGAGTTGGAGCTTCTGCTTCTGGAGTTTCTGGCTTAGCTGCCTTTTTTGGCTTTGCAATTTTCTTTACAGCTGCGTTTGCATCTTTACCACGAAGTGCGATTGCATCTCGTAGAGATTCTGCAGAAACTGGGACATCTACTGGTTCGCCGTTTTCATCAGCGCCTGGAATATTGGCAGTGCCATCACCTTCCATAGCTTCTTTAAGTTTTTCATTAAGAAGTGTGTTTGGAGCAACGCTGCGAGGAGCTGCTGCAATCTCCATAGCTTCTGAGCGATCTTTTTCTGAAGATACGCCTGGTTTGTACATTCCTTCTGGAACTTCAACATCTTCGTTCTTTGGAATGTATTTGCTGTAATCCTTTGAGTCAAAGATCGACTGCTTCTCTTCATCAGAAAGACCTTTAAATGCTGTAACACTGTCAAGATCATCAACAGTCATTCCAGTTTCTTCTTCTGGAGTTGCCTCTACCTCTGCTTCTGGCTCAGTGATTTCTGGTTCAGGAGCTGTTTCTGGTTCTGTCTCAACAACTTCATCAAACTTCTCTTCAAGATCTGCTGGCTTGGCTGCTTCTTCAACCTTCTTACCAGTGCGAGCTTCCATAAGAGCATCTTCATTTTTGCTGTTTCCAGCAATCTTGTCATAAGCTTTTGCAAGAGCCATTTCTGGATCTTGCCCTTGTGCGTCAAGTGCAGCTGCAATTGCTTCTGAACTAACATCTTCTGTTCTTCCATCTGGAAGATCTACTGGAGCAAAACCTGTTGCTCTATCAGTTGCACTTACTGGTTCTACAGAACGGAAAAGAGCATCTTCTAGGTCTGGTGTATCAACGCCAGCAAGAAAATCTGGGTCATCAAAATCAAACTCTGGTGTGTACTCTGCAGTTGGATCAAATTTATATGCACGATCTGGAACTGTGAATGGGAAGCCTTCACCTTCTTTTGCTTCTGGCTTCTCTGTTCTCTTCTTACCGTCAAAAATTTTGTCTGCTTGATCTAGAAGCGGAGTTGTGTCATCTGAAGTTCTAGGCTCAGGACGTGTGTAGTCACGACCTTCTTCTTCATCAAGATCTGGTTCATCTTGCATGATTTCGTTGTTTACATCTTTCCATTTCTGGGCAAATGCAAAATTAGTCTTCTGACCACGGCGAGCAACTGCAAAAACTGGTTCTTCTGGATTCCAGAACTGACGACCTGTATCTGGATCTGTCTCTCCAGTCTTTAGTTGTTTTGGAGCTGGCTTATCTAACTCTGCTGCACGCTTGATTGATTCATCAAGCAAAGGCATTGCATCTTTAGGGCTGTCAAATTTAATAATGTCGTATTTATCGTCTGTGTATTTAGTTCCTTTACCTCTGTAATCATCTTCTTTGCGATAAATACTAGGTGCATCACTAAATACAATTGAAGATTCTGGAATTACTGGGGCATTAGTTGGGTCTGCTTCTTTTTGAGAAAAACCATCAACAGAGTCTGGATCAGAAATAAATGCTTTTAGACCTTCACCAGATTTAACTGGTACTGAAGCAACTTTTCCTTTACCAACTTCAATATCAACAAGCTGAGGAGAAAACATGTTCTGATTAAGGACAACACCTGAGTGGCTTCGTGTTGTTCCATCGTTTCTACGAACATAAGTTCTAAAACCGTCTGTGGAACGCTTCTTAAGCGAACCAAACATATCAATCCATCGCTCAAATCTGTCTGAGAGCTGAACAGCCTCACGAGCACGGCGAGCAGCGGCAGAGTTTTTACCTGCATATGGATTAGCTGCTGCTGTAAGTACTTCTAAAGGTAGTTCTGATGTTGGAATGTTCTCTAAACGAGTTAAAGCGTATTTGTACTCTGCAGAATCTGTTGGAGCAGACATAGCAGAAGCAACAAGTGATTTTACGTCATCATTTTTGATTCTTGGGTCATCTGTATACCAACGAATCTTTGCTTGAACTAATGCAGACGCTGATAATGCATGAATTTTTGTAGATCTTGGATGAGAAATTGGAAGAAGATCTGTGTGGTCTGCCATAAGACCAATAATTTTGTTGTGCTTGGCAAGTGAAATATAGTTTGAAAGATCAGTAATGGCTTTATGCTTGCGAATAGAGAAAGGAAGTCCACGGGATTGGCTAAGAGAACGTGCAATTACTTTGTAAGCAGCTTTGCGATTAACTCTACGAGATCCTACAGAAAATTCGTTGGCTTTATCAACAAGCTCAATTACTTCACGACGAATAAGTCGAGCTTGCTCACGGGTAGATAAGGATCTTTGATTAAAAATCATTTTTACTCTTCCTCGTCAATAGGAAGTAGGTCTGCATCTAGGCTTTCTTCACCTAGAGATGCTAGAAGAGCTGCTCTCTTGAATGGATCCTCTCCATTACGGACTGCACGAAGCCAAGATGCACGAATTGCATGCTCTGCTTCATATCCTAAATTTGAATACTCTGTTAGAGCAAGGATTGCATCTTCTGGATTTGGATAATCTTCTGAATTACCGATACCTGCTTCTAATTCTTGCTGGTAGCTCCATTGTTCTGAAAGTTCTGCGAGCTCTTGTTCTGACTGGATGTTATTTCCAAGCTTTTCACCTTCGAGAACTCCGACATCAACGACGCCATCTGGAATAACCGCGAAACGACACTTACCTTCGTCTTCGACTTCCATGTCGATGATTCTGCACGAGCCGTTACCCATGTATAAAACACATGAAGAACACTTGACTCCGATTCCTTTGACATCATTTTCTGCTGCTGGTGTGTATCCTGCCCAGATGCCTGTGGCATCTTCATTGAACTTTCCATATTTGTCCGCAATCTCGATCAGCGCTTCTGCTAGATCGCTCTCTTCTGGAACTAAGCCAGCTGCAGCGGTCACAGAGTTTGATTTCTTTGTTGAACGAGGATGTCCTGACGGAAGTAGATCGTTGTCAGTGACATATGCTGAGTTTGATGGCTTTCCAGATTTAAGAAGACGCAAGAATGCATTGACTCGACCCATTGCCCATTGATTACGAGTCATTCCTGGTCTGTGCGAAACAGAATATGCTCCTGCACCACGACGATAAACGGCTTTTAACATTCCTAGAGTTGCACGACGTCCCTTTGAAGCTTTTTCATTGTGCTTTGCAACTTTTTCACGAAGAGACTTCTCTACTGATGCTGAAAAATTAATTTTGCGAGATCCAGATGCTGAACCTTTTTTATTTTTGCTTGATCCCTTAATGCGATCTTTTTTTGGAGCTGGAGTTTGAGAGATTGTGCGCTTTTTCTTTGCTGCAGCTGTCACAGGACCACCAGCAACCCAAGCGCGGCATGTACGAGCTGATGCACATTTAAAATCAAATGCTTCGCAGTATCCAAGCTCCCCAGCTGCATCGATTGAATCAAATTCATCTGAGTTATCTGTTAAACCAGTCTCAATACAAGAAAGCATTTCTGGTGTTTGGATAAATACAGCGCAGTTGCCACAAGTTTGCTTCTTAGCAGTCTCTGAATCAACGCCCCACTCAGAACCAAGTGCAGTCCAATACTCTTCGTTTGGTTCTGCAGGGTTAAGCGGTCCATACATTGCTGTATCGATTGCATTCTTGCGATTATCAAGATTAAGAGCAATATCCTGCGTTGCGGGAGGACAAGTTTCTTCAGCCATTTACTGCTGAGCCTCCTCTGTGTTTTCGGCTGGTGCTTCTGATGCAATACCTGCTGCTTCAGCCCCTGCTGCTGCTTGCTGAAGTGCTTGTTCTACCTCTGGAGGTAGTGGAGCGACAGATGCTGCTTGCTGTGCACCACGGATCTTGTTAATCACCTCTGGTGCAATAGCTCCAAGCATTGCTTCTGTAAATTCTGGTGTGATTGCACCCTTTTCTTGTAGAAGTCGAACTGCGACTTCTGTAGGAGTTGGTGCATCTTGGTCTGAGAAGCCATGAGCACGACGCCATGAGTCTGCAGAGACTGCCATACGGTCATAACCAGCGTCTGCATCTGCAGCACGGTCATTGCGAGTTGCAATTGCTGATGGGTCATACCAAACAACAATGCGATTTACTTGTGACTCTTCAAAACCGTTTGCAAGAAGGTATGGACGAAGATAGACAACAGTTAATGCATCTGCAATAAGCAACATAAGTGGCTCGATGTGTGCCTTGTATAAAGATTCGTCAATTTGCAGTGCGTTTGAGTATTTAACATTTGCAAGACCTGTCACAACATCCTTTGGAACATCTAGTCCTTGAAGGATACGCTCTAATACACGATCAGCACGTTGTGCAAGTGCTGGATCAAATGAACGCTCAAACTTAAACTGCTTAATCTTGTCGCCAAGCTCTGCAGGGCCTCTAATAATAAGTGGGACAACTGCTGATGCGGACTCCTCATCACGAATTGGAGTCGTCATCGCATCCATTAGCTGTTCTTCGAATTCGTCCTCTGCTTCTTCAGCAGTAAACCCTGCACCGATACCATCCTCAGAATCGTAGGGGTAGTCTGCATCGCCTTGCGACGCGACGGAAAGACCATCTGGTAAGTAAAGCGCACCAGCATTGAGACGAGAGCGAGCAGTCGCACGGAATGTCCTATTCAGTAGAAGTAGTTCGGCGCAAAGATCAAGCAAACCTCTTAGCGATGAATCTGCTTCATCCGAAAATCTTGGATGCGAACGCCAAATGCGTCCAATAAATGCATTCTTACCTAATTTTGTATTTGCAGTAGCGCCTTGTGAAGAAGTTGATTGTTCACGACGACCAATAACATTAAAACCACCGCGAACATCTGCAGTTACTTCATCAACAGAGCGAATATCCCAAGACTCAGGAAGGTTATTTCCTGGGCGAGCTGGCATTTGAACCAAGTAGCATTCTCCTGCAACCGCCAAATTAAGTGCTGCATCTTTAAGAAGCCCTGCTTGTCCACCATATGCTGAGTTTAATCTAGATAAAGCACGTTCAGCTGCATTTGCAAGTCTTTGGTCAACAATGTTTGAATTTCTTACAGATACTGGTTGCTCAGATGGATCATCAATTGCTGCTGCATAAATACGAATGCGTGAAACAACAGATGCAACTAGATTAAATGCATACTTGATTTCACCGATAGCGTCGTAGTATTCCCAAGCTTCTGCTTGCCATGCGCTAGAACCAGCAGCACGACGAATTCTAAATTGTTCGAACTCTCCCTTATCATTTATCTTTATTTGAGCTGCTGCAGCTGTAAGAGATCTAGGTGCAGAGTAAGGGACAGCTTTTGCATTGTTGCTGAAAACAGAAACGATTGAAGATGTTGTAGCTGGAGCTTGAACTATCTGTGTAGAACGAGAAAAAGTTGATCTAGTTCTTTTGCGTGAAGACTTTTTTGGTTGAGGAGATGACTGTTCTGGATTATCGTTGGTAAAGATACCCATTAGAACTCCTTGTCATCTTCAACGGAATATGAAGTATTACTTGTCTTCATACGCAGTTAATAAACCAGCCACAGCTGATACAGCATAAATTATAGCAATGATAGAAGTTACTGATGGAACGATTAGGAAGGCTCCAACAAAGGCCGAAGCGATCCAAAAGCTAAAGCACCATTCGCAAGTTGATAGGTAGCCTAGATAGGTAGACTCTGGAGGGAACTTTTTCCAGAAAAAGTTACGAAAAGGAGCGGTGATCATGTCTCTGGTGAAAAGACGAGTTACTCGATAGGTTGCTAGACCTAAAATGATAAACTGTAAAAGTGTTATATCTTTCATTCTGTTGGATCCTGACTTGAGTAAACGGAACTGTTTTGACCGTATGGGTTCCAAGCTCTCAAACGTGAGCCACAACCGCAATTTGAGTCTTTGATAAAGGCTACTACCTTTCCAGTCTCTGTAAGGACAGCGTTGAGTTTCCCATCAACGTGTCGTTCTGTGAATTTCTCTCTAAAGGCAATTTGTACACCTGCTGGGGTGTCAGTAGCTATCAAAACTTGATCGCCTTTAAGAACTATTCTGACTCTGTCTATCTTTCGAGTGCCTTCAGGTGAAGGTCCAGGAATTTTTATGTCCTCTACGGCTGCCGTATTGGGAGGGGTTATCCAAATTATTGCTGGGAAGACGTCAGTTTGGACTCTCACTACTTAAGATCTCCTTCTACATACTCTTCTGGGATATAAAAATCGCTCCAACCAAGTGTAACTGTTGCTAGAGGTAGATCTAGAAGTACTGGGGAGTTTCTAGAGGTGTTTTCTAGCACCTTAAAAAACTCTTCTGAGCTTTTGACTTGTTTAGCCTCTTTGAAAGCCGAGTTGGTCATTAGATTTTTAATTGGGAAAGCCATAGGATAGCGAGAGTTAGGGCTTGTCATAGTCTCAAGCTGGCGCGATTGAGGTCGCTTGGTCTTCTTAGGGTTCTTCCAAACGATTACAGCAAGGTCGCTCTCACTGTAGGTGCCATTCTTTGTTTTATAGCTTCTAATCACTGGCTAAGCCTCCTTGCCATAGCTCGGTAGGTAACTCCTGCAGCTTCTGCTATAGCGGCTGTAGGGACCCCACGAGCCCTTAACTGCTGGGCTA